ACGTAGGCGGCGAGCAGAAGCCTATCAACACGTTCGATCTTCACCCCGACGGCATACCGGGCCGCTGGCCCGCAAACGTCCTCCACGACGGAAGCGACGAGGCTACCGAGGGCCTCCGAGACGCGGCTCGGTACTTCTACACGGCGAAGGCGAGCGGAGAGGACCGCGACGAGATGCTCGGAGACGTGCCGAAGAACGTACATCCGACTGTGAAGCCCACCGACCTCATGCGCTACCTCGTGAGGATGGTCACTCCGCTCGGTGGCCTCGTGCTTGATCCGTTCACGGGGTCCGGCTCGACGGGGCGCGCAGCGATGCTTCAAGGGATGCGCTTCATCGGGTGCGAACTGTCGCCCGAGTACGCCGAGATCGCGCGGGCGCGCATCCGGTTCACGCTCGGCCCTCTCTTCGCGCACATGGTCGAGTAGTGGTCGCGTGGCTAACCGTGGCGACCATCGTGCTCATCGCGGGCGCGATGGTCCAGCTGCTCTCGCGAGTAATCGTGTGCGTGCTGTCCGCTATCGTGTCTCGAGCACGTCTACGTCAGCAGAGCGCACGTCAGCCGAGCAGTCTCCGCGTACTGTCTCGACCGTAAACTCTGGCCCCCACGCCTGACGCGCCTTCGCGACGGCACGGCGCCAGACGCGCCGGACCTGTGCGGCCTCGTCGTCGGCCTCGTTGCAGAGCCGATGCGTGGTCACGCGCACGCGCACCACGACAGGATCCACCTCGATGACATGGGCAGTCAATGTAAGGCCCTCGGGCCACGCGCAGTCGTGCAGTCTAGGGTCGGCGATGGACAGCACCTCGCCGACCTCGACCGCACACGAAACGTCTAGCCCTTCCACGGCGCGTAGGTCTTGCCGTCCCAGGTGAGCGCCTGACGCGACTTGTCCTTCGCACGCCACGGCTCGCCGAGACTGATGTGGATCCACGACACCTTGCCGCCGGGGCCTTCGAGGATCGCCTGTCCGAAGGGAAGCCCGCTCTCCTTCACGATCCACGCGAACACGTCCTCGAGGCGATGCCCCGGCACGACGATGTCCGCAGCCTGACCGCTCATGTGCTGCGAGGTCTTGCTCCCACCGACCGCCGTGTTCACGGCAGGGCCACGGAACGCGCTATTGACCTTGATCGGGCCGTACTTCGCGCGGATGGGCTCGAGGATGGTGGTAGCGAGCGCCGTAAGCGCGCCCATGCACGCTTGCGCCTCCTGACGGTTGACCGCCTGGAGCGCCGTCTGCCCGGTACGCGTGAGCTCGTCAAAGGTAAAGTGCGGAGACAGGTTCACGGCTTCCTCCCTGCGGGCGTGGGCTTCTTCTTCGCGGCCTTCTCGAGCTTCTCGACGCGCGCGATCAGCAGCTCGGCGTCGAAGTCGTCGGGAAAGTCGGGCAAGGTCGCGCGCGAGGCTTTGGCCTCGACCGCTGCGATCCGCGCCTCGAGCGACGTGTGCGCTGCGATGCACTGCGGCGGGCTGGACGTAGGCCCCTGCAGCTTCGCGTTCAGTTCGGCCATCGCCAGCTCGTGCGCCTGATCGGCGCTCTTCGCTGCGAGCTCGGCCTTCTGCTTGCTCGACTGGCTGTAGAACTTCCACGCCGCGCCGCCCCCGAGGACCGCCACGACGGCGAGGACTACGCCGATCATCCCGCCGTCCTCGGCGCCCTGGGCGATCTTGACGATCTCCTCGGGCGTCGGGGTAGCGGCCTGTGCCTCGTGCGCCATCACGAGGGCGTCGTCCGTCACGCTCGCAACGATCGCATCCTTCTCGGGCGTCTGCGCCGGAGGGACGACCTCGACGGCCGGCTCCTCGACGTGAATGGGCTCCATTAGATCCCGTCCTCCTCGATCAGGATTTCGCAAGCGACGGACGTGTGCGACGGAGCAAAGACCGCGATCTGCGTGACATTCGAGAACCCGCTGATGCGGTTCTTGCTGCACTTCATATGGATCGGGTCGAGCACGCTGAAGTACGTAGCCGGAGCCGGGCCACCATCGGTCAGCGTCTGGTCAAACGAGAAGGCCAGCCCCTTCGACGCCTTATCGCGGTTGCTGAGCGTGATCTGAAGGCTGACATTCTGCGGGAGCAGGATGATGTGGCACAGGTTCGCAGTGCTCGGCGTCGTCGTGCTCGTGACGTAGGGATACTGCTTGATGCCGGAAAGGTCGAGAGCGGGCATAGGGCTTCCTAGTCGAGCGCGTCAGTGGTGAGGAGCCACACGAGGCGAGCCGCCTTCGTGAGGAGGAGACGCTTCTCGGCGCGCGTGATCTTGGCGCCGCCATCGCCATTCACGGCGCGGGCTTCCTTGATCGCGGCGATAAGGTCCATGACCTCGACCGGGAGCTTCACGATCTCGTCAGGGGAGAGGGGCACTGGTGACTCCTGTGTGCGTGTGGGCCATCGCGGCGACGGTCGCCAGCTGGCGCTCGATAGCGTCGAGGCGACCCTCGATCCGACGCTGGCCGGAGAGGATCTGCTCGATCTGCGCCGGGTCTGGAACGCCCGAGGCTTCGGCCTGCGACATCCCGAGCATGCCACCGCCGCCGGCCATAGCCGCGCCGAGCATAAGGAGCGCCCACACGGGGACAGGGACCAGCTTCTGCGTCCATGCTGTCGGTGTTTCTGCGCCCATCAGACCCCCATCCGATGGCCCGATACTAGCGCATTACGCTCGGAAACGCACGACCAGAGTGCCGGTCGCGTCGAGGCCCTCGCTCCAGTCCTCGGCCCATGCCTCGACCGTTATGCCAGGTGGAAGGCGCGCGGCGTCCACCGCATACCCGGCCTGTAAGTCGATCGTCACCACGCTCGGGTTGGCGGCGATCAGTGCGACGATAGCGTCTGTGCAGTCCATATCCGCGACCTCGACCTCTTCAGTCCATACATACGGGAGCGTCCATCCCTCGGCATCTGCAATCGGTTGCAGCGCCGGGGGAACGTCCAGATACCATCCTACGCATCCTTGCTCGGCAGCGGATGCGGGTGCGGTCGCGGCGTCGTTCGTGATGAGCCACTTCTGCGAGATCTTCATTTGATCACCATCAGCACGTAATGCCCGTTCCCGCCGTTCGCGCCGTTCATACCCCCGACGCCGGCACCTGTTCCACCTGTGCCGGCAGCTGCGCTGACAGTGCCACCGATCGTTGTGCTGCGCGTGATGATGGCGACGAGCCCACCGCCGCCGCCGCCGCCGCCGCCGCACGACCCGGTACCCACGCCGAGAGAAGCGTTCGCACCGTTCCCGCCCTTGGCACTGATGTTCCCGCTGTTCGCGACCGTAGCCGCAGCGATCCACACGATGCCGGCGCCAGACCCGCCGCCGCCGGAAACGAATGGACCAGTGGTTATGGCCGTGACCGTTACTGCGCCGCCGCCGCCGCCGCTTCCACCATTGAACGCACCGAAGCTCCCACGTCCGTCTAGGATACGTCCCGACCATTTCTGCGGCGTCGCGTTTTGTGGAGCCGTTCCACCAGCACCGCCCGTGCGACTGCTTGAGTTCCCGCCGGTCCCGCCTAATGGCGTTGTGTTCGTATCGTTCAAGCTACAGTTAGCGTTATTGATCGCAGCGTTTCCGTTTGCTTGGTTGATCGCATTTACGGACCATCCAGACCCGGCGTTCGTTCCCTGTCCGCCCAGGTAGTTCCTAGCGACGAACCCAGTGCGGCCCACCTGATCGGTCGCCGAGAACCCATCGTCATCGATCGAGCCGCCGGCATTAATGGTCAGTGTCCCCCGCACAAAGATTCGGCATCCGTTCGGCTTGAGGCGCCCGGCGCTTGTAATCGTGAGGTTGTTGTAATGCATCTCCCTCGAGAGGGTCGTTAACGAGGAGATCGTCACGTCTCCGTCAGAGGCATCTCCGAAGAGCGCGTCGAGGAATGATCCAGAGATCTGCGCCGCTGGCGTGCCGTGCGTGTGGTCAGCACGCGCCACGTTAGTGCTGGTCCCCACGGCGCTCGACAGACCATAGGATGTCTCGGCAACGACTGTCGAGGCCAACGGCATGGTAGGCGTGCCATGCGTGTGATCCCCGCGGGCGTAGTCCGTCGAGGTTCCCACGGCTGGGCTCTGTCCGAAGGACTGCTCCGACACGACCGTCGAGGCCGGCGTACCACCGCCGCCGCCACCGCCAGATGCGGCGACCGTGACCGTAAGCACCTCGCCTGTAAGGCTCTCGGAGATCGTGACGTTCGTCCCGGCTACCAGCTGCGCCACGCGGGCGAACTGTCCGGTGCTGTTCCGTGTGAGCGGTACGCGCGCCATGGTTAGGACCCCGCCTCGATGTATCGCAGCGTGAGCGTCAGCGCGCCGTCCTCGGTCCACTGCACGCCTTCGATTAGGCAGAGCTGCGACGAGGCTGCTACCTCGATGTCAGTCAGCGCGATCAGGTCACCACGCCGAAGCCAGCCGTATCGACGCGGCGCGATGTACTGCACCATGCGCGCCGGCTGACCGTAGCGTGCCGCTTGGGCGAGCAGCACCTTGCTCGCCGTCGTCGCGTCATGCACGACCGTCGTCTCGAGCACCTTGCGCCGCAGCCCGTAGCGCGACCTCGGGCCGATCAGTTGCGCGATCGTGATGCGGTCAGGGTCCGCGACGGACACCTCGCCGCCCACCGAGCGGGCGACCATGTAGCCCTCGGTCTGCGGGTTCCAGGTGTACCGCAGTTCAATGTCGGTCGCGACCTCGTCGGAGCCTTCGTAGGCGATGCGCCCGACGCGCTCGAGGTTTGGGTCGAGGTCGGTCGAGAGCACCGTGATCGCTGACGTAGCGTTCGGGTAGACGGGCCACAGGAACGGGTAGACGCCGCCTTGCCCGCCGGCCATCGCGAACGGGAACACGGCCCCGAGCACCTCGGCGATGTACTCCCCGAGCGCCACGACCTCATCGATGTAGCCGCTCGTCTGATACTGGTTGAGCAACGGTCGCACGGCATCGACGCGGCCGTAGTCCACACGCAGTGCCGAGGTGCGAAGGACGTGCGCGAGGAAGTCCCCCGCGCCGCGGATGGCCTGACTGCTCTCGTCCACGAGCGCCGCGCCGTTATTCCAGATGGCGAAGAGCGGGTCGGTCAGCACGAGCGACGACGTACTCGTATCGACCACGACCCACGCAACGACCGGCATGCCGCGCGTGACGCCGAAGTAGGACCGCACGTCGGTGTAGTACACGACGAACGTCTCCGTCGTGCCGGCGCTGTCGATGATGTCCACTGAGAACGCCTCGACGTAGTGGCAAGCGATCCCCAGGTATACCAGCGAGCCGCTCGTCCCGATGATCGGAGCCGGGCTCCCTGCGGCAGTCGTCGCGCCGGGCGTGCCCCACACCATCGGCACGATAACGCCGGTATCGCCGGCCTGTGCTGCGCTCGTACCCGCCACCGCCTCGGCGAGCCACGAGGCGATCGTGATGGGCTGGACGGGGAGCGTCGTCTGATCGTCGGCGACCATCTCCTCGAGTGAGCAGGTGACCGGCTCCCATTCGGCCCCGTACTCGGGATCGACCAGCTTGCCGCTCACCACGATGCGGCGCTCGCTCCAGTCCGTACCCGCTGCCCACTGCGACAGCTCACCCACTGCGCCGTCGAGGGCGTGGCCCTCGGCGATCAGTCCAGGCACATCGACCGGCAAGATGAACGAGAGCGGCACCGAGAGGCGCGGAGCCTCAACGCTCCAGATCTCGAGGGCCTCCTCGACTGCCGGGTAGTCCACGAGGTCGGGCGTCGTGGTGATCGCGTCAGCGCCATCGGTGATGTAGAGCGAGTCGGTGGACAGGTAGAAGGTACCGCCGGCCCACTGGATGGAAAGCACCCAGTAGATCTCGCCTCGCAGTTGCGCCTCGGTCCACCGATCGCTCATACCTCCTCCTCGAGCCGGATGACCGAGGTCCGCACGACCTCGCCGTTAGCCTCGCCGCTGGCGATCCACTCCTCGCCCTGTACAGACTCGATGCTCACGTCGGAGACGATGCGCCCGTACATCATCAGGTCGGGATGGCTCGCCGTGTAGACCGTGCCGAGCGCCTGACGCTCGATCCACGGGAGGTAAACGACCGGCGTCTGGCTCCCGTAGAGCTCGCGGACGAGGCCCTCCATGGAGAGCGGCGCGTCGAACCAGGTAGCCGCGGCCTCGCCACCTCCCGAGGCCGCGGCGTTGACGTAGTCCGCAGGTAGACCCTGCCGGACTGCGGATAGGTCGGTGCCATCCGTCCACCCAAACTCTACTGACCGGCGCGAGGGGCCGAAGTTCTGCGCCCGACGTGCGCCGCTGCGTCCCGTCGTGAGGGTCGTGTTCGGCGAGGTCTGCACCGTGCGCCCCCAGCTGTACCGGCGCCCGAAGGCGAGGATATGGCCGAGGACCATCGTCCCGATCTCGAAGTAGTCCTCCACCGTGTGCTGCGCCGGGATGGTCAGCCGGTAGGCGTTGTAGCGCGGGTCATTGTTCCACACGAGCAGTCCGCTCCTGTGCACGATCGCGCCATTCGTGCCGCTTGCCCCGAGGCCCGAGGTGCTCGCCACCTCGAGGCGCAGCCGGCGACCGCTCTGGTTCGTCCAGTTGCCCTCGCTGCTATTCGAGATGGCCTTTGCCGTGAGCCCGGCAACGGCAGTCGTATCCGGCACGAAGCGCGCGCCGCGGAGGATGCCGTGCGGCCAGAAGTACCCGGCGCTCGTCGCGCTCGTCGTGTCCGGCTCGATGATGGTACCGCTGCGGACCCACCGAAGCGGCCGGCTCTGCGCCGCCATGTCGATCACGCCGAGGCTTACCCACGCTCCGGCGCCGTTGCGTCCCTCGAGGGTAGCCGTGCGGAAGTTCACGCCGCCCAGGTAGAGCGCCCCGAGAGGCCCTCGGAGAGCAGTGACTGCGCCGGCTCCCGTCTCGATGACCCACGTCAGTTGGTGCTGGGTCGCATCGACCGAGCGCCACGACTGACGCGGCGACGGGGCCTCGCTGACGAGGACGTTCGAGATCGCGTAGTCGTACCGCGGCGTGATCGTCCACTCGTCGCCCGCGAGCGTCGGGCCAGCAACGGCGCGGACCAGCGTGCCGTAATCGAGCGTCTGCGGGTACGCCGAGAATGGGCGACCGGGCAGGTCGGTGGGGAGCGTGAGGTTGTACACGCTGCTCACACCCGCCGCCGCCATCCAGCCCACGCCGTACCAGCGAGACTCGGCCGGGTTGACGAGCGAGAACTGCCCCCACGTCACCGACGTACCTGCGGCAGTTACACCCGCGTTGCTGACCGTGTTCACGTTGCAGATGCGATTCGACGGCCGCAGCGTGACGAAGGCGCCCGCTCCCGTGCCGAGGTACACGACCGCGTTTGCCGTCGCTCCGTTATTCTCGAGGAAGGCGCGGATCTGGATCTTCATTCCTGCCGTGATGGTTCCAGACCCGAGCGATGCGCCACCGTTGCTGTCGATGACATCGACCGTCGTGCCCGAGCACCGCACGCGGATGCCATAGGTCTGCGTTCCGTTGCTCGAAGAGAGACGGATCTCGCTGCGATCCGTCGTCGCGATCCACTCGGCGAATGCCGCGACCGTGTGCGGCGTAGTGAGCGCGGGGCCAGTCTGTGTGTACGTGTTGACGGCCGCGGCCGGGCTAACGATCGAGAGGTAGCCGGCAGCGTTGAGCGTGACCGTGGGCACGCCAGCCGTTGCGAGCGTCCACCCGGCCCCATCGGGGAGCCAGTGCGGATGCCACGTAAGGCGCGACCCGAGCAGCTTGTCCGAGGTCGCCTCGGTCGCCGGATACCAGGGCATGCACGCCGTCGCGTACCCGGCGAACGTGGTGATCCCGATCTGACCCGGCCACGTCGCGGAGTCCCACGAGGAGACGAGCCGGAGCGTTCCGTTGTACGCCGAGATCGTGCCGCTAATCCACTCGAAGCCGCCCGAGTTCCATGCGACGTTCGGGACAGTCGCCGAAGGAAGCCCAACCTCGACCCAGTCGGTGAACACGTCCGAGGTGCTCCGAACGATCTGCGTCTGCTGGCTGGTCGCGAAGTCGAGGGCGAACACGTAGACCGTGCCGTCCTCGTCGCGTGTGGCGCACAGTTCGGTGCTGGTCGAGAGCTGCCCGCCCACCGTGAGGTTCGCGCTCGGGGATCCGAGCCCCGTGATCGTCTGCGTTAAGACCGTCTCCCACGCGACCCACGCCGAAGGCAGCACCTTGTACAGCACCGTGGAGTTCGCGCCGTAGTCATATGGCGCGCTACGCGACGAGGCGCAGAACACGACGACGAACGTGCCCGAGGGCGTGGCCACGATGTCGTGAACGCCGCCCGTGTAGTCGTTTGCCGCGGTCGTGTTGTCGACCGCTTGAACCAGGGCGAAGGATGCCCCAAGGTCCGCACTGGCGTAGTGCCGGAACGAGTCAGCCACCGTCGCCGACGTGTCGCGGAATGCGAGCAGCATCAGGATCTGACCGTTCGAGTACGCCGCGCGCAGCCGGCGAGGGACTACCACTGCGCCGTCGAGCTCGTCGCGGATCACGCTGTCCGCGCTGCGCGTCCACGTTGCGCCGTCGTCCGTCGAGATCCACGCGCGGATCGTGTACTGCCCGCCGGTCACGGCCTTCGTGGAGAGCAGAAGGAGACGCCCCTCAGGGAGCTTCACGAGCGTGGGGCAGTACGCCACGAGCGCCGCGGCCTGCGTGTCCACGACAACCGTCGTCGTAGTGGCGCCGACTGTGCGAAGCACGACGAGGTTGCGGATCGACCCGGCAGACGTGAATCGCTGCGCCGTCGTGAGCATCGTCCCATCGTCGGTGTGCACCGCGTGCATGTTGCCGTACTGGTTCGCAGCACCGCCCGAAGCGAACGTGTGCAGCGGGCTCCAGCCCGAGAACACGAGCGGACCATTCCACCCGAGCCAGTTCAGCCCGTTCGTCCGCATGGCGAAGGCGCCCGGCTCGATCTCGCCGTCAGGGGATGCCGACACGCCGCCGGCTCGTACCGTCTGCACTGTGATGGTGCTGCCCTCGAAGCTGTCGCCGCTCGCCTCGAGGACCATGTCGGTCGCGCGCGTGGGGACCGGCACGCCTGGACGCGGGCCAGCCTGAGAGAGCGTCGAGAGCGACTCGTTGAACGACGCCGCATTGATGCGCTCGTCGTGGACGAGGATGCCTCGCAGAGCGTTGACGGTAACGGCGCTAGCCATGCTTTAGCCCCCCCTCTGCCCGAGCCTACGTCCTGCGTTTAACGCACGCGGGAGGGTGGCGTTCGTTCGCAGGTGATCGCGCACGAAGTAGTCGAAGCTCTTGTGCTTGTACACGACCTGCACCGCGTGTCCGCCGGACCCGCTGCCCATCCCGGCGTTAGCCGCGCGAATGGTGTCGTCGCCGAGAAGGCTGCGCCCCATCGGGTTGAGCACGGCCTCGCCGCGGCGCACGATCGCGGTCTGCTCGTCAGGCTGGCCGATGAGCCCGCCCTTGTGGAACTTGGGCTCGGTGCTTTGCACAGTCGCCAGCTGCACGGCGCCGGCTGCTGCGGCACCCGCTGCGGCGAGCGCATTGAACGGGGGCGGCGCAGATGCGAGCGCCGATGCGACCGCGGCTGCCGTGTTGACCACGACCTGCGCGATCTGGAGCGCCTTGTTCACCTCGAACGCCTTGCGCGCTGCTTCCTTCGCGTCCTCGACACGCTCCTTCGCCTGACGCCGCTCTTCCTCGGTGGCGTCCTTGCCGAGACGCTTGCGGGCGACGATCGCCTCCTCGACCTTGCTGTTCGCCTGCTCGGTGAAGAAGTCGCTTACCTGCTGGAGGTTGCTGTAGAGGTCGTTCGCGTAGGACTGCACCGAGGAGAAGAACGCCGCCGCCTTCTCGACCGTGAAGGCTTCCTCGGTCTTTGTCTGCAACGCCTCGAGCGCGAGGACCGCCTCGTCGGACATCGCCTTGAAGCGCATCCCGAGTTCCTCAGTAGGCGCCCGCTGCATCGCGAGGTCGAGGTCAGCGATAAGGAGTTGCAGCTGCTCCACGTCCGAGAGCGGCTTCGATGGGACTAGGTCCGAGAGCTTCGCCGAGTACGTCTCGATCGCACGCACCGTCTTGTCGGTGATCGCCTGGGCTTGCGCCTCTGCGGCTACGCGTCCCTGCTCGAGACTGCGCTGCCACTCGGTATCGATCTTGAGGTACGCGTCGATCTCGTCGGTGATTGCCTTGATCGCTGCCGCATCGCGCTCCTCGGCGCGCTTCTTCGCTTCAACCGACGAGGCGCGCTTCTTGTCGTTGCGGGCGACTTGGTCGATCGCCTCGGCCTCGAGGCGCATGAACTCGATACTGTCCTCGGTCGATGCGTTGACCTCCTCTAGACGCGCACGACGGCGAGCCTGGGCGGCGTTGATCGCCTCGATCTCGGGGCCGAGCGTTGCGAGCTTCGCGACCTCTTCCTCGGTCGCCTTTCCGAGAAGGATGCGCGTGGTGATCGCATCCTGTTCGACCTTTCGCAGAGCGAGAAACTCGTCGGCGCTTGCGATCTGCGCCCTCGTGGCCTCCATCTGCGCGTCGGCCTCTGCGCGGAGAGCCTCGCCACGCTTTCGGGCGCTCTGCGCCGCGAGCGACTCTAGACCTGTCGCGATCCGCACGTAATCGTTCACGCCAGAGAGGCTTGTCGCGAACTTCGTGTTCGCAGCCTCGGCAGCCGCGGTCGCCGCCTCGTACTTCTTGAGTGCTGCAGCGGTTGCCTCCGCCCGGCGCTGCTCCTCGACAATGAGCTCGCCGATCGGCGCAAGCCCGGCAGCGAAGAGTGCGAGCGTAGCCGTCAGCGGGAGAAGCACCGCCCCGAAGCCCTCGAACGCCAGCGCACCCACCTCGCCCACGTCCGCGAGGTCGGCCACGTTGCGCGCACTGTCGCCGAGCGCCGGCCCTAGCATCGACAGAGCGCCCGCCAGTTTGCCCGCAGACGAGCCTACGGTCCCGAAGCGATCTCCGACCTTGCCCACGTCCGCAGCCGCCTCACGCGCGCTTTCAGAGGCGCTAGCCATCGCCCGCTTGCTGGCATCGGCCGCGGCCTTCGCAGCACGCTCGCTCGCGCGTATGCTCTTATTGAGTTCCGCGGTCATGAGCCGCGCTTGCTCTGCCGTCAGGCCGGGGATGCTCTCCAGCTGCTGCCGCAGTCCCTGAAGGTTGGCGTCAACGGTAAGTTCTACGGTAGCCATCGGTCCCCCTACGCCGCGAGCCGGCGCGCTGCGGCCTGTAGTGCCCTATCGATGTCGGTGAGGCGCTGCTTGACGAGGCGCTTGCCGTAGTCGATCGCCACGATCTTCCACACGTTCTTGCCGTCGCGTGGGCGCTTGCTCTCGACGTTGATCTTGAACACACCGATGGGTCGCCTCGTGCGTGTGTACCGCTCGACCGTGTAGCCCTCGGGGATGGTCCCCGTGTTGCGGTACTGCTGCATGATGGTCGAGAACTCCTCGCCATCCACGCGGCGCCCGAGGCGAGAGAACGGACCAGGGCGATGCACGTAGTACGTCGCCTTCGTGTTCGAGAACACGATGCCCTTTAGGTGCGTGGGAGTGATCCGCATCTCGTAGTCGATGCCTTCGCCCGTCTTACCCGTGCGGCGCGTGACGTTCTGATACCACTCGCCACGAGCATAGTCGGTCACGTCCGACGCGATGCTCTCGACCTCACGCTTGATCTCTGCGTAGGTCGTGGAGATCATGCGGTCGAGCGCGGCCTCGAGCTGTGGCCCGATAGCCACCGATGCGCGCCCTACCGTGATCTTCTTACCCGCCACCGATCCCCCAGAAGGCTCGCGCCTCGGGGGACATACTATCACCTTCGCGCGCCTTCCCGCGTTGAGGCTTCGGCGGCGGCGTGTGCTTGACGCGCCACCACGCGAGGACGCGCTCCTGCTGGTCGCGTGTCCACCCATAGAACGCGTCGGGGTCGCCGCAGAACGTGAGCCCGATCTCAAGGGCTACGGCGTCGAGGGCTCCGTCTGCGGATCGGTAAAACCCTCGACGGTCGCGACCTCGGGCTCGCGCGGGATGGCCTCGATCACGAGGTCGAGGGCCTCCTTCCCAGCCGTGTAGATCTCGGCCTCGGTGACACCCAGAGCGACCAGCTCGTCCACGACCGCGCCGCCGTAGGCGAGCGTGTCGTACTTGCAGCCGGCCAGCGTGGCCTTCAGAGGCTTGCTCGCCCAGCACACGCCGAGGGCCGCACCCAGCCCGCGCAGGGCGCTCACGCCCACCGCGATTGTGACCTCGCGCGCCGACATGAACGACGACGGCTTCTTGAGCGTGACCTTGTGCTTCCCGAGAGTGACTTCCATCCTTCCTCCTTCAGACGTGAAACGCCCCCCGCACCATGTAGCACGGGGGGCGTCGGGCATGGGATGCTATCCCGTGCGGGGTTAGGTCGCCGTGATGGTGCCGTAGACCGTGCCGTTGACCGTGAAGGTGTTCGGGTCACCTTCGGCGAAGTCGATGGACAGGTGGCAGTTCGTCATGATGATGGTGTGGTCAGCGGAGTCGCCGAAGTTCGTACCCTCGACCGTGAGCGTCACCTTCAGCATGAACACGTCCGAGGCGCTGCCGCCCGTGGAGATCGCCGAGGCGAACGCGCCGGTCTTATTGACGGCGTCCCAGAGCTGCTTGTCGGTCGCGTCGGAGAGGTCCGTCATGTGCGCCGAGAAGGAGAACGTGGGGAACGTGCGCGAGGTCTTACGCACCGAGCCGAGCTCGCCGCGGTCGAGGTACGTCGTCGCCTCGGTGTTGCTCTGGTTGAGGCCCGAGATGCTGAAGTCGCCAGCCTCGTACTGGACCGTGACGGAGATCGGCGTGGGCGTGGTCCCGTCCTCGAGGAGGATGGTACCGTCGCGGAAGTTCTTCACCACAGACGAAACAGGCATGATGTCCCCCTACTGAAGCGGAAGCGTGTGAACGATGCGGAACGTTATCACACCTACGACCCATTCGCCGAGCACCGACGTTTCTCGCGTGGTGCTCACGACTTGGACCTTATAGGACGAGGGCCACGTCGCGTCGTAGGCCATGAGCTTGTTGATCACGCTCTGCTCGCCGTCGAGGGCATCGTCGTAGCTGTCGCTCATACCCTTCGGCGCGAGGCGCCAAGAGTAGCGCACCTCGAGCGTCGTCTCCACGAGGAGGCCCTCGGCCGGGCGCCCGCGGTAGGCGCGCAGGTCGTCGGTCGAGGTGGGATGCACTGCGAACGCCTTGTGGGCGATGGAGTCCGCATCACGTCCGAAGTTGTCGGGAGCCACGCGCGACTCCTTCCATCCCGTGAGCGTGAGGATGCGAGCGGTCACGTCCTCGCGCAGCTGCCGTACCGTCTTGCTCGCCATCAGTACCAGCCACCGAAGGACGGATAGCCGCCGCGGCCATTGAGCCACACGGTCGAGGTGCCCGACTTCTTCGTGTTCGGGTTGACCTTATTCTCGTCGCTCTCGTCGTAGTTAAACCGGAGCTGGCCCCACGCCTCGGTGTAGGCGCGGCCGTAGTGCTCGGCGAGGGCCTGCCAGCGACCGCCTTCCCCGGCGCTCGTCTGGAAGTCGAGGAAGATCAGTTGCAGCGTCAGCGCGAGGTGCGCGTCACGCAGCGCGCTCGGCTGGATGATCAGGTAGGGCCGGCGTCCCTGCGCCGTGATCCGGTTCGTGAGCGTGCCCCACGCCTCGTCCAGGTAGGACTGATACGAGGTCGTGCCCGTCGCGAGCAGCGCCGGGAGGTCGGAGTGGCGCTGGAACAGGTCCGCGTCGGTGATGACCGGGTAGAGCGTGCGACGGACGAGGGCGCCGTCGTTGCGAAACACGTTCTGCATCGTGGCGGTCATCTGGAGCGTCCACTCCAGAAGCCAGCCCTCCTCGAGCGCCAGCGATGCGGTCACGGTCCCGAGCAGCGCGTAGGTCGCCACGCTGCCCGTGATGGTCACGGCCGCGGCGTTGACAACGACCGTACCATCCGCACGGTAGACCGTGAGCGTGCCGGAGAGCGGAGCGACGAGCGCACCCGCACGGTAGACGGGACAGGTGAGATCCTGATTACGCCCACGCTCGATCGTCTCGCCGGAGCGAAACCGTGCCGTGTAGAGCGTCTCGCTGATGCTCATCGTGTCCCCCTGCCGTTACTTATCGCGTTCGCGACGATCCGCCTTCTGCGCTTGCTGGCGCGCAACCTGCTCGGCGCGCTGCGCCGGCATGCCGCCCTCGATCAGACGCCGCGTCATGGATTCCTTCGCTGCTGCGATGTCCTTACGCTCGCCGTTCACGCCTTCACCTTCGTGCTCTTGACGGGAGTATACATGCGCTCACGCGCGGCGCGCATGTCCTCGAGGCGCTTCTGCTCGACGGGGAGCGCGAGTGCGCTGCCCGGGTGCGTCGGCGCGCGGGTCTGGTGCTCGCTCACCACGCGCTCCTGACGCTCGATGATCACACCGATGAAGTCGGCGTCGGGAACCTTGATCACGCCGTCCGCGACGAGGCGCCGAAGGAAGGCACGGTATCCCTCGGTGTCTACCGTCATGCGCGTCTGACCCGCAACGAGCTTCGGCTTCTCCCACTTCGAGAGGAACACGGGACCGTTCGCGCCTGCGTACTGGATGCAGTAGCCACCCGGTTCGATCTCCCAGGGGATGATGGTCACGCCCTTCTTGCCGAGGTGGACCTCGGCGAGCGCCGTGTCGCCGTTCTTGTCCACCCGGTTGAGCCCGGGGATAGCCAGCATCTGCCCGAGGTCGGGGAGCCACTCGCCGTCCACGCACTGCCAGTGTCCCGGGTGATGGGTGTACCACCATGCCGCGTTGCTCGGCAGGTTGAGCAGGGTCGCCATTCCAGCCGGGCGAGACGCCGGCTGCGCTGCAAAGTTGCCGCCGTCAGCCGTTCCGAAGTTCGCTGCCATCTGTTTCTCCTTACGCACGAAGGCGTGCCCGTACCATAAGCACGGACACGCCTTGGCGCTAGGCAGAGCCTAGCAGACCATCACAGGTCAGACAGGATGCCCACGCCCTTGAGGTCTTGGAGCTCCGCAACGCCGAGGAAGCTGCTGCCAACCACCTTGGTGAGTCCACTCGCGGCATCCCTTTCCCACTCGACCGCCACAGGGGCGCCGGCCGGAATGATGATGCCACCCGCCGCCGCGATGGGCGCCGGGGTGCCGAGGGCGTAGGCGATGGCGCCGTTGCCGAGCATCATCCCCCGGTAGTCCACGCCGCCTACAGACGGCACATACGAGGACACGTGGCAGTTCACTCCGAAGAGCTTTCCCTTGAAGCTCGATCCCAGCGCGTTCGTCTGCTCCTGGTTCGCCGCGATGTACTGCGCCGGGCCAGTCTCCGCGCGGAGGCTCGACATCAGGTCATTCCACTGCTGGGGATGAAGCACGACATCGTACTCGCCCATCACGCTCTGCAGTTGGAGGGCGAAGATCGCGGAGTAGAACGTGTCCGTGGTGAGGTCCACGCCCGTGCTGCCGACCTGCGTCGTGAAGCCCGAGGAGAGCTGGCACGCGAGCTGGTTGAAACGGCCGTTGAAGGCCGCGACCATCGCGTTCGACAGACCCTCGAGGTCCACGCCGCCGGGGACCGAGTTCGTCACGCGCGCCAAGTCGCTGAGGTCGTATCGGAGGGCCTGCCTAGCGACAACGACCGTAGCGGCCGACGAGGTGATCGAGGTGTTGCTGACGCTCACGCCGTCGCCGGGGGCGCTCATAATGTCGGTGCCGTTGAGGCCGACGACGGGGACCTGGATGGAGTCGGAGCCCGTGCCGTTCACGCTGCCCACGTTGAGGAAGCACGGCGCGTTACGAAGGCTGCCGGTGTCGGCGAGCTTCATCACGATGGACTGGTAGAGGACCGCAGCGACGCGGGCGTTGCCGTCGAGAGCGGCAAAATCGATGTTGGCCATAGTGGCCTCCTAGATAGGTTCGAGGTTGCCGCGCCTGTCGCTTTTTACGGGAGCTTGCCCCGAGCGCGTGGGGAGTGTCCCCACGGCTAGGGTATGCCTACGCGTGACAGAATGTCAAGGGGCCGAGAGCGCCGCCTTGATCGCTGCGGCGTTCGCCTTGAACTCTGCCGGCGAGAGGCGCATGATGCTCTCGGGCGTCCACGCGGTCGTGGCCGGCGGCGTCTGCGTGACCGTGCCGGCGTTGACCTTCGGCATCGCCGTCGTAACGGGAGCCGGCGGGGCAGCGGGCGCAGCAGGTGCGGCCTCGGGCAGGTAGGCACGCACTGCCTTCGGGAGGGCGTCCTTGTTTCCGAGCCACTCCGCAAGCG